AGAATTCGACAACGGCTCACGTATTGTTGCGCAGACAACAACAGAAACAACAGGTCGTGGTATGTCATTATCATTACTATACTGTGACGAGTTTGCGTTCGTTCCGCCCAATGTGGCCTCAGAGTTCTGGACTTCTATTTCACCCACACTAGCAACTGGTGGTAAGGCGATTATTACCAGCACTCCTAATTCGGACGAAGATCAATTTGCACAGATTTGGAATGAAGCTAACAAACGCTTCGACGAATTTGGTAACGAACAAGATATAGGTCGTAATGGATTCGCTCCTTATATGGCTATTTGGAGCCAGCACCCTGATCGTGATGAGAAATGGAAAGCAGAGGAAATGTCACGTGTTGGTGAAGAACGTTTCCGCCGTGAACATAATTGCGAATTCTTGGTATTTGACGAAACTCTTATCAACTCAATCAGCTTGGCTAACTTAGAAGCCTCAGATCCCATCATGAATATGGGGCAAGTGCGCTGGTACAAAAAGATTGACCCAACTGCTACTTATATCATCAGTCTAGATCCTAGTTTAGGTACAGGTGGCGACTATGCAGGTCTAGAAGTCTTGGAAATCCCCAGCTTCACACAGGTAGCTGAGTGGCATCACAATACAACTCCTATTCAACAACAGGTACGTATCTTACGGGACATCTGCAAATATATCGAAGACGAATGTGAAAAACAAGACACTACAGTTAGTTTATATTTCTCTGTTGAAAACAATACAGTAGGCGAAGCGGCCCTAGTTTCTATTAACGAACTAGGTGAAGAAACGTTTCCGGGCATGTTCTTAAGCGAGCCTATTAAGAAAGGGCATGTGCGCCGTTACCGCAAGGGTTTTAATACCACACATAAGTCTAAACTGGCAATTGCCGCTAAATTAAAACAGTTAATTGAAGCTAAAACTTTAAAACTCAATAGCAAACCGCTAATTAGCCAACTTAAAGCATACGTGGCTAAAGGGCTTAGTTTTGAAGCAAAAACAGGCGAACACGATGATCTAGTGGCGTCTTTACTGCTTAATATACGCATGGTCATGATGCTACAGGACTGGGATCCTAGTGTTTACGAGAAAATGCACGAACACGTTAGCGAAGACTTGCTGTTACCGATGCCAATCTACATCGGCGCATCTATATAAATATACAAATGAAGCCAATCGAAATTATAGCAAGCGATTTATTTGACAAAGTCCGTAGTAGATTCACCAATTTACAAATGGGCGATGAGAGCGGGTCAGTAACCGCAGATCCTGCAGCCGCAAGATTCTTTGATTTTGACTTTGCTGTAGAAGGCATAAATTTAGGTCGAGTTAGTATCAGCATTAACGAAACTGGTAATTTAAAAGTTTATTACAGTCAGGGTATTACAGAAAATACCGATGGCATTACCCAAACAATGTGGTACGATTTCTTAAAAGAAATGCGTTTTTTTGCCAAACGCAGATTGTTAAGATTTGATACCCGAGATATTTCAAAAGGTAATTTGGACAAAACAGATTTCCAATACCTTGCACAGAACGGAAACAAGGATCCTAACATGAATGAATCAGCATTAACCGGAAGCTCTAGAACTTCACATAGAAAGTTAGAAAATACAGATTTAATTATACGTCACTCAGAACCAATCGACACTGAACAAAAAGGTGCTCGTAGCCGTAAAATTAAAAACTTGTTCATTCAAAATTCAGAAGGCGAGCGTTTTAAGTTTCCTTTTGTCTACTTGCCCGGTGCCCGTGCCATGCAACGTCACGTAGCAAATGGTGGTTATCCACACGATGCAGGCGGCAAACATATTGTCAAATGCTGTGAAGAAATCTTAAAGTTAAGTGACTTTGGTCGTAAAGTAAAGCACTCAACATTAAACGACAATGCACACGGCATTATTGAACGTGCAGGTCAAAAATTAAAATCATTGCGTCACCATATGGAATGTATGGGCAAGCAAGGTTACTACGAATCATGGGCAGAAGGCTTCAACGGTGACGAAGAAAACGTTATTGAAATGGACGATGCTACTATGGAAAGTTATAAAGATGCTTTTACAGTCAACAAGTTTGACGAAGCATTGGCAGAAGTATTTCCACTATTACATGCAATCATGCAAGAAGCGGGCGAACTTGATCTCGAGGATGTTGTGACTGAAGCACAAGATGAAGATATTGAGGTTGCAGAAACTGATGAAGATAAAGCATTGGAATTTGCCGCTTTTGAATCTTGGGCAACCGCATTAGAGTCAGGTACATTAGAACCAGATGCACTGATGAATCTTAAAGATTTCTTGGAACAAAATCCAGAAATGACCCTAGGTGCCGACGGCACTGAAGCTATCGAAGCATTACAAGGCGTTGGTATTGTTAGTGATGCTTTAGAAGATTTAATCTCTGCTAAAGTACAAATGCAAGACGGTGCAAATATTCCGTTAGTAGACGTTATTGGCGAATGGTTGATGCAAGACGATCCGGAAGCCGCACAGGAATTAGGACTAGTACCACAAGCACCGGAACAAGATCCTACAATGGCACAACAAGCACCGGATCAAATGGCACCTGCAGAAGAACCAACAGCAGAAGCAAGCGATCCCAAGCATCCAGAATATAAAAAGAAAGATGATTACGAACTACCTCCATCTATGCGTGGACATGGTACTAAAGATTATCAAAAGCCAGATTATAAGAGCCACGATGATCGCAACAAACGTGATTGGCAAAAGCGTAGCGGTACAGGTGAAGATCATATCGATCAAGGCGACGAAGAGCCACTAATTGAAAAAGGCGCAAGCAATGAAGAAATTTGGCAAGCAGTTGAAGGTTTCTTAGATAAAGACAAAGGTACTTGGACAAAAGGTCGCCCTGGTATTGTAGCCCATTGTAATCGCGAATTTGGCGAGGCTGGCGGTAAGAAAGCCGCTAAAGCTATTATGATCCTAAGCAAGAAATATCCAATGCGTGATCAACCAGAAGAAATTGACTTTGAGCACGATACTAAAGAAAGTGTATATGCAGGATCTTCAGTTGTGCCAGCTAGAGTAAAACTAGAAGTTGGAAAGTTTTATCTTGTTAGCGATTATGGCGGTGGCATTTTTATGGATCCGGCAGCAGGTGACGGAGTCACTCCGTCTACATATGATAATTACGACGATGCTAGAGAGTTCTGGGGTACTATGCATGGCCGAGCACAAGACGAATATTTTATCTCTCGATTCGATGGAAAAAATTTAAAACCTTACGAAGAAGAAGACGAAATGGTTGAAAAACTAGATTCCTTTGAAGACATTATGCGTCTAGCTGGACTACTACCTTTGGCTGAGGCTGAAAAGAAAAGAATGAGTCGTGCGGCCAAGGGCATGATGAAATATGGTAAAGACGGTATGAAGGCTCTAGCCAAAGCTGGTAAAGAAGGCAAAGATCTAGATAAAATCCGAGACAAGTACAATAAGTACAAAGATTAATTGGCATAAATTACCAGAAATAATCCTACTTAATTGTTGACAAGATAAATAAACTAGCATACAATATAACGTATGCTAGTTTTTTCTTTATGTAGTTGCATAGAGAAAAGAGGCAAACAAAGGCACATAAAATTTAAGGAGAAATAACATGGCATCTTTGGCAGAAATTAGAGCAAAACTTCAGGCATCAAATCAACAAAACACTGGCGGCTCTGCTGGTGGCGATAACGCAATTTTCCCACATTGGAATCAAGCAGAAGGAACAACTACTACAGTTCGCTTCCTACCTGACGCTGATCCAAACAACACATTCTTCTGGATCGAACGAGCAATGATCAAATTGCCATTCGCAGGAGTCAAGGGAGAAACAAATTCCAAACCCGTAACAGTACAAGTACCTTGCATGGAAATGTGGGGCGAGACTTGTCCTATTCTTACAGAGGTACGTCCTTGGTTTAAGGACAAGTCACTGGAAGAAATGGGTCGTAAATATTGGAAGAAGCGTAGTTATTTGTTCCAAGGTTTTGTTACAGACACTAAAATGTCTGAAGATAAGACACCAGAAAATCCAATCCGTCGATTCATCATCGGCAGCCAGATTTTTAACTTGGTTAAGAACGCATTAATGGACAGTGAAATCGAAGAATTGCCAACAGACTATGTCCGTGGCTTAGACTTCAAAATCACTAAAACAAGCAAAGGTGGATATGCAGATTACTCTACATCAAGCTGGGCTCGTCGTGAACGTGCTTTGAGCGATGCTGAGAAAGCCGCAATTGAAACTCACGGTTTGTTTGATTTGAAATCATTCTTACCTAAGAAACCAGGCGAAGTTGAACTCAAGGTCATGAAAGAAATGTTTGAAGCATCTGTAGATGGCGAAGCATTTGACATGGAACGTTGGGGTCAATATTTCAAACCAGCAGGCATGGGCGGTAGCGGTTCAGCTACAGGTTCAAATACGCAAGCGGCAGCTCCAAAAGCGGCTCCTACTCCAGCAGTAGACGAGGATGACGTCCCTTTTGAACAAGCGGCTCCAGCACCCGCTGAAAAAGTTGCTGAGGCTCAACCAGCTTCAGAAGGTTCCACAGCATCGGCTCGTGCCCAAGACATCTTGGCAATGATCCGTAACCGTCAAAAAGCAGAATAAGGAGTTAGACTATGAGCAAGGCCTTCGATATTTCGAAGTTCCGCAAGTCTATCACTAAATCTATTGATGGCTTGGGAATTGGGTTCAACGACCCGTCCGATTGGATTTCAACCGGAAACTACGCCTTAAACTATCTTATCTCAGGGGACTTCTTCAAGGGAGTCCCTTTGGGAAAAGTAACAGTTTTTGCAGGCGAATCTGGTGCAGGTAAGAGTTATATCTGCTCAGGCAACATCATCCGTGCCGCGCAAGAACAAGGTATTTTTGTAGTCTTAGTTGACTCAGAAAACGCCTTAGACAAGCAGTGGTTGTTGGATCTAGGTGTTGATATTTCAGAAGAAAAACTTTTGAAACTTAATATGGCCATGATTGATGATGTGGCTAAGACTATTCATGAATTCATGAAAGAGTACAAGTTAATGCCATCGGAAGAACGTCCAAAAGTGTTGTTTGTAATTGACTCACTTGGTATGTTGCTTACTCCAACTGATGTAAATCAGTTCGAAGCAGGTGAGATGAAAGGTGATATGGGTCGTAAACCTAAAGCACTTACAAGTCTTGTCCGCAACTGCGTAAACATGTTCGGTAGTTATAATGTAGGCATGGTTTGTACAAATCACACATACGCAAGTCAGGACATGTTTGATCCAGATGACAAGATTTCAGGTGGTCAAGGTTTCGTTTACGCATCGTCAATTGTAGTTGCCATGAAGAAACTGAAACTGAAAACTGATGCAGATGGTAACAAGGTAAGTGATGTACTAGGTATCCGTGCCGCTTGTAAGATCATGAAAACACGTTATGCTAAACCTTTTGAAAGTGTACAAGTTGAGATTCCATATTCAACTGGTATGGCTCCAACAAGCGGTCTAGTTGATATGTTCGAAAAGATGGGTGTACTGGCCAAGGTCGGGAATAAATTAGCATACACTAGTAAAGAAACTGGTGAGATTGTTGCAGAGTTCCGTAAGAATTGGACCGAGGAAAAACTACACGTTATCATGAACGAGTGGGATGCCAAGGCGGCAGAATCTTTGACTACAACAGAAATTACTGAGGAAGAAGAAGCATAATGGACGAGAATCTAATTATGACAGTTTGGGATATGTTCCGTGAATATATTCCAGAAAAAAATCGTGAAATGGCGGCAAATCAATATGTGGATTTCTTGCTGGGCAATGACATTGATGCGGATACGCTTCAAAGTTATACTGGCTATGATCCTCACCTCGATGACGCAATCAAAGCAGTGACTGACGACAACACAGAAGATGAAGACGACGGTTACGGCTACGACGAAGAAGAGGATTATTGATGAATTGGTACTCAAAAATCAGTCGAGACATCAGTCATTTGCCTGACTGTATTGAGTACTATTACGGTGAGTTAGACGAGGCTCGGAAAGAGGTAAAGGTCTATGGAAACTTAGAAAAATCCTCTGCCGCTTTACCGGGCATCGTTGAACAACGCTTCAATCAATTACAAGAAATTGAAGGTATACTGGAGTATCTTAATATTGAGTTACGCCGTACACGTTCAAAAGCATTTAAAAAATATCTAGAAAACTATCAACGTGCCTTAAGCAGTCGTGACTGCGAAAAGTACTGCGAAGGTGAACCAGATGTAGTGGACCTTGAAAAAATTGTAAACGAATTTGCCTTACTACGGAATCAATGGTTGGGCATTATCAAAGGTCTTGATATTAAACAATGGCAGTTAAGCAATATTATCAAATTGCGTACTGCTGGCATGGAAGATGTTCATATCTAATAATCATGTATATCGAAGAGTTGATTCAATTTGCTGTGGGATCAGGCCCCTGGCTTTTCAAACATAACAACATTATCTCTGGCCACGACGGCACAATACTGTCTAGTCTTGCAGATCAAATTGCGTTCAACGCAAATCAACTAACAGAAAAACAAGGCCATTTGGCTCTTAGGGTGCTTAACAAGCATCGATCCGAATTGCGATTAACCGTTCCTTTGATTGATAGCATATTAGATCAACCCAAGTGGAAACATCCCTTTAGAGTCATATCTCAACAAAAACGAATTCTGATTATTAAAACTCCTGTAGAAGGTAATACAGGAAATGTTATTGCATTGGAATTTCCCTACAACGAATCACTAGTTGAACTACTACGTAAAAGAAATTCAGAAGTACACCAATTACACAAAGGTACCTGGGACGGTAATGTTAAAAAATGGATTTTCAATGTGACAGAAACAACAATCGAATGGATTGGTACCACATTCTTGTCTCAAGAATTTCATGCATCTGAGGAATTTATCGAATTGTATCGATCAGTCAGTGAGGTGTTCCTTGATATGGAACATCACTTGCCGATGTTGATTCATACTAGTACAGGATTTGAATTAAAAAATTGTCATAAGAAAATCCCCCAACCAGAAACCACCAATTTAGTTGAAGCATTATTTTGGGCTAGAGAATACGGAGTTACTACTTGGGATGATACCATTGATTCCAAAATCAAAACAGAAATTAATCCAGTAACTAGAACAATTTTATCGTTGGCTAGCTCTAAACATCCTTGGGTAGACAGCAGTATGTACCCAATTGACGCATTTGCTGATTTGCTAACATATGGCGGTCCTGCACTAGTTGTTGTGCCAGGTGGTAGCGAACTCAGCATGGTAAAAAATTGGATGGAGTTTGCCTATCGATTAGGCATTGAAACAAAAGACATGAGTGTTATGTTTAGATTACCTAACGAACAATCAGACTTTAACCAATTTGTCAAAGACCATGAACTAAACGGACCTATTACCGATACTACAAGAATTGTTTTTGTAAGTACTAAAATTACAAAACCTTTGATCAAATCAGGTGTTAAATTTAACACGGTAATCAATTTAGGCTATTACAATTATATGCATTTTACCATGAGTACAGTAGTTGACAATGCGAGAAACTTAGTGTATTATAGTACTAAAGCACCTACGATACAGAAAAGATGGCAACCGCACGAGTTATAATCAAAGACGAAGTTAACGTCAAAATAGAAGGACTTGATCTTGATACTAGAAAAGACCTAGTAAAGAAATTCAAGTACTTTCAGCAGAGCGCAAGGTATCAACCTGCGTATAGACTCGGACGATGGGACGGTTGCGTTAGTTTCTTTGGACTAGGCGGCACGACCTATGTTAGTCTGTTGGATCAAATTCTACCATTACTGGAACAATGGGGTTACTACATCGAAGTTGAAGATGAGCGTACAAGTCCTGTATTGGAATTTGAAAAAATTAATGAAGAATTCTGGGGTGATAAATGCTGGCCAGACGGACATCGGTTTGCCGGAGAACCAATACGCCTGCGAGATGACCAAGTAGGTGTTGTTAATACATTTTTAGAAAATCCGCAGGCATTGCAGTCAGTTGCTACTGGTGCAGGTAAGACAATTATGACTGCCACACTCAGTAAAATCTGTGAAAAATATGGTCGCACACTGGTTATTGTTCCGAACAAGAGTCTTGTAGAACAAACTGAAGAAGACTATATCAACGTGGGATTGGATGTTGGAGTTTACTACGGCGATCGAAAAGACCTAGGCAAGACGCATACTATTTGCACTTGGCAATCACTTAATATTTTAGATAAAAAAACAAAAAACGGTGAAGCTGATTTGATTACACTCGCTGAATTTCTTGAAAATGTTCAGTTGATTATGATTGACGAAGTCCATCAAGCCAAAGCAGAAGTCCTAAAGAATCTTTTAACGCAGAACCTGCGCAATGCTCCTATTCGTTGGGGACTTACAGGTACTGTTCCCAAAGATCCCCTTGAATTTGAAAGTATTAAATGTAGCATTGGACCAGTAGTCGGTACTGTTACTGCCAATGAATTACAAGAAAAAGGCATCCTAAGTACATGTCACGTTAATGTAATCCAAACTCAAGAATGGAAAGAGTTTGGATCATATCCGGAAGAACTAAAGTATCTAGTCACTGATGACACACGAATGGAGTGGGTTGCTAAACTTGTTAAGGGGATTGCAGAATCAGGCAATACATTGGTCCTAGTTGACCGCATCGAAACAGGAAAGTTCTTGCAAAATGAACTAACAGATAGTGTATTCATTTCTGGAGCAGTAAAAACCAAAGACAGAAAAGAAGAATACGATGAAATTAAAACTGCTGACAACAAGATTATTGTAGCGACTTACGGTGTGGCCGCTGTGGGTCTTAATATCCCTCGTATTTTTAATCTGGTTATGGTGGAGTCCGGAAAGAGCTTTACTCGCGTTATACAATCAATTGGGCGAGGTATTAGAAAAGCCGAAGACAAAGACTTCGTCCAGATCTGGGACATAACAGCCAACACCAAATACGCAAAAAGACATCTAACTGAACGCAAGAAGTTCTACAAAGATGCCAAGTACCCGTTTACAATTGAAAAGGTTAAAATCTAAATAATGCAAATATTGACGCTAGACAACAAGACATTCTATTTGAATGATCTCCCCGAAGAAGTAGATGAGGATCTACGATACGCTGTAATGGACAATAGCGATAATCAAAATCCCGACTACTTTTATCTTCCTCTGATCTTCTTAGAATCGTTTACGGGTCCAGCAGTAGTACTAAAGATTGGGCCTTATGAAGTTACCATGCCGTTAGATTGGTGTACTATTGTAGGTGATCCTACAGGTCCAGAAATGGAAGTATTGCCGTTAACTAGTCTAAACGATCGTGGGTTTAGAACATTTACATTTAATCCTCTTAGTAGTTTCCGCCCAGAATTTTACGACATTGATATCATTAATGTTTACCAAGATGTAAAGTGGTATTTCCCAAAGATGAAGCCGGGGCAACTATTATGTACTCCATTGCACGGAGGAGAAAAACCTGTATGTGCCTACTTTGTCAAAGAAGTTAGTCGTCAAAGCGAGATTGTAAATTACACTAAATGTTGGTAAGATATGATAGACAGAGATTGGTTAGAACGAATTAGTATCGCCTATAGAGCATACCCATTTCCCAATAAAAACATTGAAGCATTTATTGAGTGGCTATACAAACAGTATGGTATTGTAAAATCAGAGAGTAACGATGGGAACACTTAAACCAGGTGCAACATACATTTACGAGCGCAATGGTGAAACTGTTTATGCTCGAGAATTTGGAGCAGATCCTATGACTAGACAAGTAATCGGATGGGACTATAATAAGGACAATCCAAACTTTGATCCACGTACTAAAGACGGTAGGCCATTGCACGATCATATAATGGAAGACCAAATGTGGGGAGAAATTCGTCGAATGGCAAAAACCAATCCTGCTTTACAAGCGGCCATTGATCGTGTTATAATAACATATCACCTAAGTAAGGACAAAGATGGCACTTGACATCAAACGTGAATTAGCCGCAGTTGATTTAAGAAATTATGAGTTTTATAATAAACTCACGGATCAAGAAAAGAAAGAATTTAGCCCTTATATATTGATGCGTTATGTTGCTAATGTGGAAGGCGATCGTGACCTACAAGAATGGTTTCTTGAACGCACTAACGAACTAGTTAATAAAGACCATTGGACACTTAGTAAAAATCACAAGGCATTACTTTGGAAATTGTTTGCAGGATGCGGTGTTGGTATGAAAACATATCACCCGTATCTCAAAGCAGGCACGAAAGAAAAAGCAGAAAAGATCGAAAAATTGTTGGCGGAATTGTATCCTGCTATGAAGCTGTCGGATATTAAACTACAGGCTAAAATGATGAGTAAAGATGATAAAAACGAATTATTCGATAAAATGGGCTTTGATAAAAAGCAACGCAAGGAGTATGAATAATGTGGAGTGTGGGTGTTACGAAAGACAATCGAGTGTTTTTAGAAACTGATGATTTTGCGCAAGACGTGAGATTGTATGTTGACGGCGATTTTGCATCCAAGGATGCTGAAATAAAATATGCCAGTGATCTTGCGAGAAAGTTAAACGGAACATTTTGATGTTTAAATTAGAAGAACAACCGTACAACTGTGTACATTGTAGCAAGGCGTTTATGAAAGAGAAAACGCTAGTTGCTCACATGTGTGAACAGAAACGTCGAGCTCTTCAGAAAGATGAAAAGCGTGTTCAGGCAGGCTATATGGCTTTTAATAGATTTTTTCAACTTACACAAAATGCTAAAAAACTCAAGACCTATGAGGAGTTTGCCAAGACTGCTTACTACAATGCTTTCGTTAAGTTTGGAAGTTTTGTTAATAATGTTAATCCCATATATCCTGATAAATTCATTGATTTCGTTATTAAGAGTGGCGTTAAATTAGATCACTGGTGTCGAGATGAACTGTATGAACAGTATCTTTATGAGATGCTTAAAGTAGAACCAGTCGAAGCTGCCATACAACGCACTATTACTACGATGATGGAGTGGAGTGACTCTAGCGGTGCCCAGTGGTATCACTATTTTAACTATGCCAACTTCAACCGCGCAGTACATGACATACGTAACGGAAAGATCAGTGCGTGGGTATTATTAAATTGCAAGACAGGTAAGGCTATGCTGGCAAATTTCAATGACGATCAATTGATGCTTATTGAACCTGCATTGGATTTAGCCTACTGGACTAAACATTTTAAATCTAAGCCTGCAGATGTTGCGATGGTTAAGGAAATCTGCAAGGAGAGTGGAATTGAGTAAATCTATGCCATATTCAAGCGCACTGGCAAAATTTTGTGAAGCATTTGAAGCTGTTCCGTCACCAAGTGATAGAAAGTTTTATAGACGCACTATGGTCAATTGGTCTGACTACAATGACCCCAAGGTTGATTACGTTACTGAGACAGTAGATGCAGTAGCAATACATATTCCTATCTATAAATTAGACGATTTTGTTAGCTCAATTGACGAACAGAAATATAAAGAAATGGAAATCCGCGATAAT